CGTTACCTTGTATATTCTTTAGAAAATTCTCCAGTCTTGAAAGGGGCATCCTATTCTTCTCTAATTACAGATTCTGTCTAAGTTTATTTATTCAAGTCGTAATTGTGTTTGACGGGCCAGCAAATCGAGGATCATTATAAGTTTTTTTATCATCATCAACTTTATTAGGATTAAAGTTGGGGTCTGGATAATCTTCCCAACTCTTTCCCTCATATTCAACAATCAAAGGATTGATATCTTTTCTTTCACCATATACATGGTAGAAACAATCAATGGTCGATAAATCAGTAATCAAATCAGTGTTAGTCGAATCCTCTGCGATAACAATGAATTCATTATTAAACTCTTGAATCACAAGATTTTGATTTGATCCAATTGGTTGTAACTGAACAGTGACGCTATCTTCACGAACTAAATCTTTCCAATAGTAAGGTAGTTGAATTACATTTGACTCTTTTAATCTACCACGATGATAAACTGCGACCTCTGGGCCCTCAATACAAGCGTAACGAAGACGATAACCTTTGCCTTTTGTAGGATGTTCTATATCAAAAGGTTTTGGTTTACTGTCTGCAACTGCAAATCTAGCTGCAAGTTTTCCTTTATTACCACAATCAACTGCACCAGAGAAGAAGGCATCACCATCAACAAATAATTTATCTAATTGACCACCACTAATTTTTAAAGCGTTTGGAACTCTTCCATCACCAACAATTTCCATACTACCATCAAGTTTAATTCCTAAAGAGGCACTCAATGGTGGTTGAGTATCAAGTGGATTTTGTGGTGGCGGTGGAGTGCCAACATTAAATACTGCATCATATTTAGGTGATGCAGATGGTGTTCCAACATAAACAGGCCCGTTCAACACCGTAGTTCCTGTCGGTGATGTATCGGGAGCAGTGTAGGAAGTATCATTTGTTCCTACAATGAGTTTATCTGTTTGTGTTTTAACTATATGCATTAGTTCAATTTAGGTGTTGAAATTGTAGTTGCCTTTTTAAGAACCTCTGACATTACACCATAACTCATGTCAGCGTCAGCGGCGGCAAGTGCAAATCCATATTTAAGTTGAAAGAATCCTTTACTTATTATATTAGCACTATTCTTAGCACTAATTAATATTTTTTCTCCTTGAATACGAACATCTGGTGCCGTAATTTGTGCAAGTCTACAAGCCTCAACCATAAACTGTCCGTCTTGGCCACCGCCCTGTGCATGAAGGTTTATGTTTCTTGCCTGAATTGTAACGTCACCATTTTCACAATCAATTAATAGATCACCTTTTTTACATTTAATGGTTTTAGCATAGACAGGTTGAATATCGCCAGGATCTCTAACTTTTAATCCTTCACCTAAAACTTCACAAGATTGGCCTGGCGTATATAAAACTGCTTTACCAGTTCCAGGCCCACCGCTTCCAGATTTTCCTTCACCTTTATCAGCATAAAAAGCAAAGGATTGTGCTTCCTGTGTTTGAAACTCTAGTAATGTATCACCATGTATGCTACTCTGTCCACTTTGAACAGAATATCTCAAGTGTACATCTCTTTCTAAGTTTTGTCCGTCATTTGAGGCTTTACTATTTGACATTTTATTTTTCGATACAACTAATTACGGTTACGACTGCATCTTGAGATATTTCAGCAAGTTGAGATGCATCACTAATCTTAGTAAACTTAAGAACTGGCACTAACTTAGCACCAGCACCAGTGTCACTATTTATAGTAATTTCTGGAAGTTTAGTAAATCCAAATCCACCATTAATTACATTTGCTCCTGTGATTAATCCATCTTCAGTAATTAACTCAATTTGTGCTTGGCCAGGCTTTTGTATTGTATCACCTGTTGCATCGCCTGGCAAAGTATCACCAGCAGAACTAACAGATCCTCCATCCACTGACGCAGTATCATTATCACCATATCCAAAACCTGTATTCTCAACAATAACATCAAATAATGATGTCACAAATGATTGTTCTCCATCATAGTTTGCATTAGGATCTGGAATCAACTCTTTTACATTTCCATCAAGATCAGTTTCAGTTGTATTTGATAGATATTCTTGGCCAGATGATGTCATCACAACTCCAACAACACCCAATTCAGTTCCATTTGGATCTATTACAGTAGTAATATTTCCATCTTCATCTAAAATATTATTTCCATTCTCATCTTTAACAATAGAAACATTACTCATAATCGGATATCCTCCAGCACCATAACCTTTATCACAACTATCAAAGAATGAGAGTAAGGGTGGTTCTTTAAATCCAAACCCCGTACCATTAATTGCAACACCAATAATATTTCCAAGAGCATTTACGATAGCTGATCCAGTTGCACCTTGACCACTGCCTCCGATAAAATCAACTCTTGGTGGGCCACACTTAAGAACGTTCGTACTGCAATCTGGTCGAGATGGTGCTGCTGGAATTGCATCTGCGATATCACTAATACCATCAGCAATATTCGATAGTCTATCTAATCCAATCTTACTACCTATCGTATCAAACGTGTCTTCGATTGATTTTGTAACACCATTTTTAGAGGAATATGTGGTATTTTCTGGGCAATTTTGCCTATCACAATCAAGAACATTTGTAATGATGTTTGCAAATTTAATTGCTTTTGTAAATGTTTTACTTGGAAGTGCAATGCCACCACCTTGAATAGAATTTAATTGACTAAACATGTCTCCAAGACTTGTATCTAAAATATTATTAATCTGACCAAACATGTCACTTAAAAAGTTTTCAACACCACAGATAGGAACATCTAAAACTTGACCAATCATATTTTCTAAACTTTTTTCAAGATATCCTATAAGTTGATCCTGTATTTTTTCAAGATTACAAAAAATTGTGTCAATTAGTGCATTAGTGGCCTGTCCAGCAGGAGCTTGCAATGGTTTGGGTGTTTTATCTTTTAAAGTTGTTGATAATTTTTCTAAAGTGTCCTGTATTACCCATGAACGACCACGACGAATCAACTTGGTCATTGAGTTGTGAATTTTATTTGATGTTAATTTTATTTCTTGTTGAAGATCAACAATACCACCAAAAATCGGATTAACATATGCACTAGTTGAATTTAATTGTTGAAAAGTTTCCATCTTTCGAGTGAAATCTTTTATCGCATTACTTATCTTTGATACTTCATTATCTTCACAAGGAGTATAATTATCAAAAACTATATTTGTAGCAGCTTCCTTCTGTTTTTGTGCAATAGTTTTTACTAATTCTCCAGGCGAGAATCCACCACCCCAAGGTGATGATGGTGCTATGCGTTGTTTACCAGATCTGTCTCTAACTTTTGGCGGAGTATATGGAATAAAATCTATTTGTTTTTTTGATACAAATTCACTATTTTTCAATCCGTCTGTAACAAAAGGTTGTTTAAATAATGTTCCAAATATCACTGGTTGTTGTCCATCTTCACCGTCAAAGAAAAATCCAACTACAACTTCTCCACCTTGATATTGCATTGTTTTACCACAACCGCCAGTGGTTGGCGTATTTGGTGGCAAAAGAACATGTGCTAAAGGTAAATCTTCATCTGGTAAATCAGTGTCGTTACCGTGATATCCAACAATACGAACTCGACATCTAAAAGCATTGATGTCTTCTCCATCATCTGCTTGTGTTTTTTCTAAAGTATCACCCCACTTTCCTTTATCTGGATCGGTGACTTGACCGATCCACCACTGCATTGGATCTCTTCCTATAAAGTTAGTTGATGACATCTAATTAATCGTCATATATTAGGCACTCAGGTTCATCTGGATGCATATCACAAAATAGTTCAAGAGCATTTGGATCGTGATGATCGCCTGCCTCTATTTCCTCTTTATGATGTTCTACATACTCTTCAAGTTCATGCAATTCTTCTTTTGCATGTCTTCTTGCCGCTGGATTCGCTTGTGGATCGTCAGCAATTTTTTTGTCGTGTTCAATGTGATCTTCGATTGATTTCATTTGATTCTCCTGTTTCTTTTATTTAA